CGATGCCGCTGATTTGACCGGTGCGGATATGCCAAGCCCCAGTGCATACTTGTCTGCCCAGCAGAAGAACGGAAAACCGCTGGGAGCAGACATTGTGTACAAAGAAACGTGGCTCTGGCTGAAACAGCGTGGCTGTGAAAAGCACGTCAACAAACGGCTGCTGGAAAGCTATTCGCAGGCATTTGCCCGATTTGTACAATGTGAAGAAGCCCTCAGTACCTATGGACTGCTGGGAAAGCACCCGACCACCGGCGGCGTTATTGCTTCCCCGTTTGTGCAGATGAGCCAGACATTTCAGAAACAGGCAAATTTGCTCTGGTATGAGATTTTCGATATTGTGAAACAGAACTGTACGACCAAATTTGACGGCACACCGCAGGATGATTTGATGGAACAGCTTCTGAGCAGCAGAAAGTGAGAAATACATGAAAGCAGATACCCAGTTCTGGCGAGATCTGAAAGCCAATCGCCAGAAGATGACCAAACAGCAATACCGCACGCTCAAAGGACAGGCGGTCAGCGGAAAAGTACTGGACGCCAGAAAAGGCTTACAGAAAGTTTTGAAGCGGAGGAATGGAGCATGACCACAACCACAGAATTTCAGCTTGTTGATATCAACAAGTTAGTACCCTATGCCAATAACGCCAGAACACACAACAAAGAACAGATCCTGAAACTTCGCTCTTCTCTGCGTGAATTTGGATTTGTCAATCCGGTCATTATCGACCGGGAATACAATGTACTGGCTGGACATGGACGCATTATGGCGGCAAAGGAAGAAGGTATTGCAGAAGTACCCTGTGTGTATGCCGACCATCTGACCGAAGCACAGAAGAAAGCGTACATTCTTGCTGACAACCGGATGGCATTGGACGCAGGCTGGGACGAAGAACTGCTGTCCGTTGAAATGCAGGAACTACAGGAGCTCGGATTCGACCTTTCCATGACTGGATTTGATGAAAAGGAACTTGCGGACTTATTTGCATCAGATGAAGATGTAAAAGATGATGATTTTGATGTAGATAAGGCGGCAGAGTTTGAACCATTTGTTGAAAATGGTGACATCTGGCTTCTCGGCAGACACAGACTTCGCTGCGGAGATTCCACCAAACCTGATGAAGTTGCCTTGCTGATGGACGGTCAGAAAGCAAATGCCTGTATTACAGATCCTCCGTATAATTGTGCATATTCCGGCGGTACAGGTATGACAATTATGAATGACAAATGGTCTGACAGTGAGAAGTTCTATCAGTTCCTCTTGGACGCGTTCAAAAACGCATATACATCTCTCGCAGACGGCGGAGCATTTTACTGTTTCCATTCAGATGCAGAAAAATGTAATTTTTATAAAGCAACAGTTAATGCGGGATTCCACTATTCTACAACTTGTATCTGGGTAAAAGATACGCTTGTTATCGGCAGAATGGATTTCCAAATGCGGCACGAACCAGTAATTTATGCTTTCAAGGATACTGCAAAGCACAAATTCTACGGTGACCGCAAGCAGACTACTGTATGGGAATTTGACAGGCCGAAAAAGTCAAAGCTACATCCTACAATGAAAACTCTTCCATTGATTGCATATCCGATTCGTATGTCATCACAGGAAAACGGAATCATTCTTGATCTTTTCGGCGGCAGCGGCTCTACACTCATTGCATCAGAACAGACCAACAGAATCTGTTACACACAAGAACTTGATCCCAAATATGCAACAGCAATCATCAGAAGATACATTGCTGCTGTTGGTTCAGCTGATGGCGTGTATGTTCTGCGCAACGGAGTAAAGTACCCGTGTTCAGAAGTACATGAGTTTTCAGCAGACGAACTGAATATTCAAGACAGCAATGTGAATGACGCTCAGAGAGGACGTGAGTGATATCGGCAATGTGAATTACACATTTTCTGATGATGGTATAATTGGCTATGGTCATCTTTCCGATGGGACGATATTCATGTTTGATGCTGATTTATTCAGTAGAATAAAAGATATCAAATGGTATGTCTCTTATAAAAGCAGAAAAGGTAGGCAAATATATATCGTTGACTGCCATGGTCGACCGCTGCATCAAGTGCTTTTTAGTACAAGAAAAGGAATGGAGCTGGATCATATCAATCTTGATACATTGGATAATCGAAGATGCAATGTCCGTTTCTGTACACATCAGCAAAATCAAATAAATCAACCGCTTCAAAAAAATAACACATCGGGTGTAAGCGGAGTAAGTTATTATCCACCCAGAAAGAAATATCGTGCAAGAATCAAAATCAGTCAGCTGGATATTCATCTTGGATACTACGATACATTTCAAGAGGCAGTTCAGGCAAGAAATGTTGGTATGGAGTGTATGTTTGGCGAATATGGAAGATATAACAACGTTCCTGCCGCACCAATATGGATACGAAGTAAAGTTATAGAGAAATGTAAACGCTTTGCAGAATTATCAGTATGCAGGGCGTTTCTTTTATCATGCGATAAAGCAGGAAATAATCTGGAGGTGACTAATGAATAGATCGCTCACCCTTGGCTGCCTCTTTGACGGCAGCGGCGGTTTTCCACTTGCCGGACTGTTAGCTGGAATTGTGCCTGTCTGGTCTTCTGAAATCGAACCGTTCGCCATTCGTGTGACAGAAAAACGGCTGCCGCAGGTGCAACACTTCGGCAATATCAGCGGTCTGCATGGTGCAAAGCTGCCGTCTGTGGACATCATCACCTTTGGCAGTCCATGCCAGGATATGAGCATCGCCGGAAAACGAACCGGTCTGAACGGCAGCCGTTCTTCGCTGTTTCATGAAGCAATCCGTATCATCCGAGAAATGAGGTGTGCAAGCAATGGCAAATATCCAAGATACATCGTCTGGGAAAACGTCCCCGGAGCATTTTCTTCCAACGGCGGAGAAGATTTCCGCTGTGTCCTCGAAGCCATCTGTTCGGTCAAAGACAGCAGCATTTCAATTCCTCGACCTGCGGGAAAATGGACAAAAGCCGGAGAGATTCTGGCAGAATCCTATTCCCTCGCATGGCGAGTCCTTGATGCACAATACTGGGGAGTGCCCCAGCGAAGAAAACGGATCTTTCTTGTCGCAGATTTTGACGGAACAAGTGCCGGAAAAATACTATTTGAGTCCGAAGGCTTGTCAGGGTATTCTGCGGAGAGCCTCCGTGCGTGGCAAAGAACTGCCGGAAGTGCTGCGGACAGCTCTGGAACGGCAGGCTTGTGCTTGTGTGACCAGGGCGGAGAACGCATAGACATTCTGAAAGAACGCACTGCCACCCTTCGGGCAGAAGCCCATCATCCGCCTTGTGTACTGGAAAATCATCCTGCTGACAGCCGGCTTCAGATCTCTGAGAACGGAAAAGTACAGACGCTGACTTCCAGATGCGGAACCGGTGGCGGAAATGTTCCGTTGTTGATGGATACGCCGAAAACGCTGAAGATTCGCTGCGGAAAAGCTGGCGGTGGAAAAGGCAGTCTGATACAGGAAAACAAATCTGCTACGCTGTCCTGCAACAATGACCAGACTGTATTTCAGCCGAAAGCATACGGCATCAGTTCCTTTTCCAGCAATGCCATGCTTTCCGGTAATCCGCATAGCGGCATTTATGAGGCAGATACTTCCCGTACTTTGGACACCAGCGACCAGTCACCAGCAAAAAACCAAGGCGGTATTGCTGTGCTGGAAAGTTATGCTTTGCAGGGTTCAATGATCGGTCGGTCTGACCAAAACGGACCGCAGGGCGGCGGTGTCAACAAAGAGGTCGCTTTCACTTTGAATGCCACTGACCATCATGCAGTGTATGCTGCTTCTACGGGAAATTTCAGCAGTGCATTTCGGGAAACGACCCCTACACTGCTGGCACGGGACCACAAAGACCCCAGTATCGTTTCCAGTGGTTATGCAGTTCGCAGACTGACACCGCAGGAATGTGCAAGACTGCAGGGATTTCCGGATCAATGGTGCAGTGACCTGTCATCGGAAAATCCCACAGAAGAAGAAATCGACCGATGGGCAGCTATTTTTGAAGAATACCGAAAAGCGGTAAAACCGGAGAGCCGTCCCAAAAGCCGAAAGAT